TGAGGCAGCTGAGAATTTTCAAATTACAAAAGGGTATATTGATAATACTCTACGCTACCACCACAAGTTTCCAGTTTCAATCGTGGTGGAGAGTGACGCGAAGTATCTGACAGGAATCAATCTCTTTTACATGCCCCCGAGAATCAGGAAGTTGGTTCTTGAAAGATACCTAGCAGAGATCAACAACAAAACAAACACAAACGCAGACTCAAGGACTATGCTCAGATACAACCGGTTGACGGGAACCGCGTTTGGTGTGTATGTGAAGCCTGCGGTTCGCAAGTATCTCAAAGCCAGAGCCAGCAACGTGGCGGTTCAATTCTCGCCCGAACTGTGGAGAGACGTATTTCTTGGAAAAACATCAGAGGATCTGGGTAAGTTGTGGTCTCGCACTAGAGAACCAATCGTGTACAAAGATTACATAAGAAAAGTCCTAAGAAGGGAAGATACATAATCGTATGCCACGCCTAGAATTCAACTCAATCAATAACTTTGTCTCGTCACTGAGCAGTAGAAGATTCCAAAGAGTCAACAAATTCGCGGTATCCTTTTCTCGCTTGTCCAGAGCGTTTAATGTGTCTCTACAGAACAACGGCTTTTCAAGAAGAAATTTTGCCGATGTGTTTTCAACTAGAGTGCAAACAATCAAGGTTCCCGACCAATCAGTGTTCACCACTGATGTCAAGGGTCCGGGTGGTTTTGATTACCAAGCACCGTATCAATACAGCCTAAGTAATGATATCAATATGAACATCCTTAACGACCAGTTTGATCGTCTTAGGAATATTTTTGTAGATTGGATGAGAGTCTCCACGGGTATTGGATCAGATGGTGCGATCCCATATCGTTCGCAGACATCGTGCGATATCTCAATTATCACATTGAATGATAATGGAAAGCCACTAGCAGGATACACTGCATTTGATTGTATTATCAAATCTGTGCAAGGATCTGCTTTTGATATGGCATCGGAGGACTTGGTTCGTTTCGATGTTGGGTTGTCTTGTAGAAGAATGAAGAAGTTATCTGGAGTGGAAGCCGCAGTGGCATTTAGTACGTTCTAATCATGAGGAGATATTATGAACAACCTTGTTTTACCAACACCGGAGTTTGAGTTAAAACTCCCGATCAGCGGAGATGTGGTTCGGTACAGACCCTTCTTAGTGAAAGAAGAGCGAATGATGATGATTCTGAAAGAGGCGACCGATGCAAATATGGTCATCCAGAATCTGAAAAAGATCGTCAAAAACTGTATCATCTCTGATCTCAATATCAACAATATTTCGTACACCGATTTTGAATACCTGTTTCTCAATATGCGGGTTCGATCTATGGGTGAGACTGTGGACTTCAACACACAGTGCGAATGCTGTGGCAAACCCACGCCAGTCAGTATTAACCTAAATGATGTCTGCACAAATCTCGAACAAGTAGACCTTCCAGACACAGAGGTAATGTTGACCGAAGACATTGGGGTGAAGGTGTGTCCTCTCAAACTCAGAGATGCGGCGGTCGCATCTGCGATTGCGGAGAAAGACTCTGTTCAGGCTATTATGGTCTTCATTGAAAAGGTTTACACTAAAGACAATGTTTACGATTTTTCAGAGGCTACTGAGAGAGAACGGGTCGCGTTCGTGGACTCACTTTCTCTGAAGCATGTTGACATGATCATGCAGACTATCAACAACTTCCCCAAACTCAAAACCGAAATAAACGTGACCTGTGTGAACTGTGGTGAGTCGTTTGACTTTGAGGCGGAGGGGTTGGAGAATTTTTTTACATCAGCGTAGCCCATGACAATCTTGAGATTCACATGCGGACCAACTACGTTCTCACCACCCAAGTCAATATGAGTCTATCTGAGATAGATAACCTTTTACCGTGGGAAAGGAATACATACTTTAGCCTCCATATAGAACAGATGGAAAAAGAGAAAGAGGCATCGAAGGATATGTTAAGCAAAAGGTAAGATAAATGCCAGAACCAACAGGCTCTCCATCTAATCCAGCACCCGAAGGCTCCGACTTCGCAGAAGCATTACCTGAACTTCAGGCGGCTCTCACTGCGGACAAAGACGACCTCACTGAAATCGCAGAGAAGTCTGGGCAAATCGCTGGCGTTGAGTTGCCTGAGGTGAAAAGCCTTCTGGGTAAAATCGCAGAGTCCTCAGGGACCGTTGCAGACAACGCACCCACTGCCGAAGACACTACAGAAGTCGCCAATAAAGAAGCATCAAGATTCGCTAAACTATTCGGTGCATTGAGCAAACTGACAGAGGGGCAGTTCAAAGTAGGGGAGAAGATCAAGAACGCTGGCTCCTCACTTGGCACATTTATTCGAGAAAAACTAGCCATCCCTGCACTGCTTGCATTTGCTCTCATCTCGACTGGTCTAGACGGTATCTTCACCAAAGTCACTGGACTGTTCTCTTTCTTAGGTAGTGGGTTCTTTGGGATGATTAAGGGTGTATTCACAAGCGTCATCAGTAACATCAAAAACGCCGGTTGGTTCAAGACACTCACTGGCGGGATTGCAAATATCTTCACAAAAGTCGTGGGCTTCTTTACAAGAGTAGTAAACTTCCTTCTTAAACCACTCCAGTTCTTGGGCAAAGTTGGTCGTGTTGTGAGTGGTGTTCTTGGAAAAATCAGAGCGGTCTTTACCTTCGTTAGCGGTCTTGTGAGTAAGGGCTTCACACTTGTAGGCACAGTCTTTAAAACTGTCTTCAAATTCCTTAAGCCAATCTTGAAACTCTTCGGGAAAATCTTCTTCCCGATCAATGTCATCATCGGTGTGGTTCAGGGAGTCATGGACTTCTTCAATGCACCTCCCGGTAAACGTGGTGGTCTTGGTGGTCTGTTGAAAAACATCATTGGTGGACTACTTGAAACCTTTACTTTCGGTTTGCTTGATATTGAAAGAATCTTTGGTATTTTTGATCTTATTGTCACCACTATTAAAAAGGCAATTACATTCCTCAGTTTTGGTGGTGGCGACGATAGAGACCGACTCGATGCCGAATACCTTTCCCGTGCCATTGGTAGAGAAACCAGCCGAACGATTACAGCATTGAGAAGAGAGGGCAAGTCTGAGGATGAGATTCGTCGGCAGGTTCAAATCGATAGACGAAGAATGATCCAAGAAGCAGAATTCGATGAGGATACACAGGCAAAATTCGATGAACTGGCTAAGGCAAAAGACTCCCCGTTCAACGAGTCTCTCGCCAAACTCGCTGAGGCGACCGCACAGAACGCCGCAGCCGCTGAGAGTACCAACCAAGCGGTGAACACTATGGCTACCACAAAGGCTGCTGAGTCCGCTCAGGCAGGTCAACCGGCTACACCACCCCCAGCAACCGATCCAGCGGGTGGGGCAGGTGGACTAAGGCGACCAAGAGGCAGTATGCAACCCGCACCCTTTTAATTCATAAATAAAATTGACAACACATCAGGAGGAGTTATGTCAGAGGATAAACATCTCTCTGAGGGTTGTTCAAGATGTTGGGATTATGAGCAGGTTAAAAGTGAACTTGAGAACCTAAAAGAGAAAACCGAAACACAACAGAAATCCGCACTGAGGGATTGCGAACAAAACAAGGAGATTCTCCAAAAGAAATTCCTGAAGGTCGGAGCAGTAGCCGTCATAGCAGGCACGGTTCTGGGTAAAGAGTTCGTTGAAAAAATTGCATCTTATATTGAAACCTTTAACAAGGTGGCGGACGTTGTTTCAATGAATCCCAGTCCCCCGGTGATGATTGCTCAGACCGACACAGGGAATGATGAACCTGTCAAACAGATACAAGACGAGGATGAAAAAGACGAGGAAAAAGATGACGAGGGTACAAAAACTGCATTTGACATCCCAGACATCTATTTTGGACCAGACACATACACAGGATTACCTACTCTAACCGCAACCGGATATCAAGATCCGTACATGAGTTTACTAGGTGAGGAAGATCTGTTTTCAACAGCGGTCACAGAAGCCCCACTAACATTATCGGAGTTGATAGATGGTTTTAGTTCTACGCCGTTTTCAGATGATTATGTACAGCCCATTTTCATATGGTCTCCAGATGACACACCATTCGAATATGATATGACAGACATGCAACAAGCCGCGATTGTTCCTGATGTGGGAACAATCCTACCCTTTATCATACTTCCTGCCGTGTTTTCGATTGTTGGGTTTGCTCGTAAAAGGAATAGGTAAACAAAAACCCCCGCCGAAGCGGGGGTCTTTGACCTCAGACACGAATGAGGATTTAGTCCTCTTGGGCTAACTTCTGGAAGTAGGAAAGTGCATCCTCTTCCTTGTCAGGCTCAACGCTCTCCCCTTGCTGCGGAGCCGAATCACTGGTCTGAGTCTCTTCGTGACGAGTCTCGACCTTTTCATCAAGGGCGGTGTGTTCCGCCGTTGTAGTGGGTTGTGAGCCACCGAGGACTGTCTCAAGACGAACCTTAAGTTCATCATAGGACTTGTAGTTTGCCGGATCGACAAACTCACTGAGTGGGTACTGCTGACCCCAGATCTCCTTCAACTTCTCTTCGTCGCCTTCGAGAAGTGCGGAACCGGAATCAAAATCCGACTTGTCATAGTTGGGGTATCCCGCAACCTTTCTCTGACGAAGACGGAAGTTAGCACCCTGCCAGAAGTCGAATGGGATCACGGGATCCTCATCAGCAAACTCTGGCTTCATCGCATCTACGATCTTCTGGTGGATCTTCATTCCATAACGGAAGAGGAAGACCTTGCCCTCATTTTCAGGACAAGCAGGATCAGAGACTACGAGGATGTTAGAGACGAAGTTCTTCTTACGCTTCGTCTTTTGTGACACCATGTCCTTGTTGGACTGAATGCCACTGTTCCAGAGACGAGAGTTGTACTCTGAAACGGGATCCTTCTCTCCGAAGGTGGTTCGTGAGTTCTCAATGAACCAACCACCCGGACCCTGAAACGCATGGGAGTAGTAGAGAACGGCAGCGTCCTCTTCACCCTCACACTCGGGGAGGAAACGAATTACTGCTGAGGCAGTGCCTGAGTCATCAACGGTTGGTCGCCAGAAGCGATCATCCTTGTATGACTTCTTTTCCTTGTTATCAAGGGAGGACAACTTCTCAATGAGAGCATCCTTGTTTTGACTACGCTTTTTAAGTTGTTCAAACGACATAAATTCTCCTTTGTTTTCGTCTGTTTTGTTTCGTCTGCTGTGTTGCGACTGTTGTAGTGTAATGTGTATCGACGCTGTGTCAACTACTTTCTGAGAATAGTTGTGGGTCTCTTGGAAGTAGATTGATCTCCTGCCCCTCAACCTTAATCTTTTCAATGATTGGTTGAGATAAATACTTAGCAGCGAGTTCTTGTTCAATTTCCATGTCCTCGCATAGGTGGTTGATCGCTTCCATGTATGTTTCGCCGAAGTTGGCGACACGATCTTCTACTTTCTTCGAGAATGTCTTTTCTAGATCTTCAAACATAATTAATCACCTCGATACATAGTCTATGTATAGGAGACTCAAATGTCAACAGCAGCCAACAACATTACGCTAAATACCGGCTCGGGCGGTCCAGTAGTCGCAACCGACTTCGTTAACCCATCGTCAGGTATCTCAGCACATATTCAATATGTTAAACTTGATATCGGCGGAGCAAACGCACACAGTCCTGTAACAACAAGTAACGTACTACCAGTCGGTATCTACGGGTTACCTGCTAACTGGTCAACAGTGCCTGTTGGTGGTGGAACTGCTGGTCAGGGAATCACGATCACCGGTAGCATCGATGCTGGTGCGGTTAGTCTGACTGGTGCTAGTTTTAGTGACTTGTTGACAGCAGTTCGGGGAATAACTTTAACAAAGGTGGTCGGAGGTGTGACTATTGGAGTTGCCAGCATTGCAGATACCTCTGTTAATATCGCTGCAACAGCAGGAGCCATCGGACTTAGAGGTCTGGGCGGCACAGCCACTATTGGTCTCTCTGGTGGCACGGTCGATCAGGTTACTCTTATTAAAGCATCACCATCCACGGGTATCACCTTTGTTAAAAGCGGTATCACAATCGGTGTCGCCACGATTGCTGGTGAGGGGGTATCGATCACTACGGGTGGAGCGGCTCCGGCTGGGCTGTTCCCTGTAAGTACAAGTATCAGCACAGAGGCAGTCACATCACTCACGGCTGGTATGAAGTTTGTTAAACTTGCCGATAACGATGATGCTGACAAGGGAGTAACTTTCCCCGACTTCAAGGCAAAGAAATACATTGAATTCTACAACCTTCCGGGTGGAACCACCGTTGGCTCATTCGGCGGTTTCAAGGATGGCACTAGGGGTGCGTTCGCCAACGCTGGTGCTGCCCTTCTAGGTGCTATCGCTATTATTGGTTCAACAGGACATGCGATAACAGGGGGTGGAGTCACATTGGGTTATTTCGCTGCTTCTGCTGGTTTCCAGTTGCTCTTGCCCGGAGAGAGGTTGAAAGTCCCCGCTCAAGATCTTGAAAACTTTGTTGCACAATGTATGACTGGTCCCGATGGAGCGACACAATGCCTCCTTCAGTACACTGCTTATTGATCTTGTTCAAAGAGTGAGCGTTCAGCCTTACGCACCATTGCTGCATCATACATCATGATGTTGCGGTGCAGTTCGGGAACGTAGTCGATGGGGTTCTTTACGAATACCTGCGAGGCTCCGTCTTCGCATGAGATCAGGATAACCACCTGATCAATGGTTTCACCCATCATCTCTTTCCACATGATTGCATATGCGGTTGCCTGACAGAAGTAGTTCCCAATTTTTGATGGGGTCTTACGCTTGGTCGAACCTTTGAAGTCGATGATACTCAACTTCCCATCAAACTCTGCAACACAATCGACACGACCAGCAAGTCGTAGGGCGTGACTCCAGAGTGGGACTTCTTGTGCTTGCACGTTGTCGATACGATCAACGTTGCGTTTCATATTGGCAAACAACATCGCCACGTTCTTGTCCAGTTCACCGACCGGTTCATTCTTCACATAACGCTCTAGAGCATCATGTAGAATGTTGCCTCGTTCGCTGGTGCGACGAGCCTCATCTGGATTGTCTTTTCTCCATTGTGCAAAGAAGTGTGCCTTCTCAAAACCACAAACAGTGGTTACTGAAGGATACTTCTTCTTATCGGGGAGGAGATAGTATCGAGAGTTATCCTCGTTGACCGTGTTAACTTCTACGATACTCTTCGGGGGAGAGATGTGTGTGAATGTTTTATTCATGACAATAGATTGTACTCCCTGACATATTCATGTCAAGACATACTTCCACAGTTAGTAAAGATCAAAGAATGATCACGATGCGATGAACGAGATAGTCTCACCACCACCAGCGGAGATAAGATAAATCTTGTCAATGGCATCAATGTCAATGAAGACCTCTTCGTTTGCACTTAGTTTAAAACCAGTTGTGGTTCCAACTGGAGTTGGACCAACATAGACAGCCTCGGCGTTTGCTGCGTCCGCTTTGATGCGAATGCCCGATTGTAGTTCACCAATGCCCGGAGTGACCCCAGCAACGATTGCTGCATTAGCACTAGTCGTTCCCACAGTCACATCATTGCGGGTGAAGAACTTCGTTACGCTTGATGGTTGACTAAACCTTCTTGCACCTTTACGTCCTGAATTAAAACCCATTACTTGATTCCTCTCTTGATCATTCTATTTAGTGCCAGTCCCGAGATGAACGGAACTCTTGGCTTGATCGTTGCCAACTGCTTGATAACCTGATCGGGGAGGTTATCGAGGTAGTCAGTTAGGTTCTTGTATGTTTGACTTGTTGGATCGACTTTTCCGATCTTTCCGTATGCATCACGCAACTTGTCGATCTGATCGTCGGTGAACTTACCCTTCATAGGCATCTTGCCGGGGATTCCCATTGGTCGTTTCATCTCTTCTAGTTCACTTGATTCCATGATATCTCTGACCTCTAAATACATGTCCGCCTGCGGATCGTAATACTTGCCAGCCTTTTTATCATAGTAGTAGATCAACCCAGACTTCTTGACACGGTACGGTCCCTCAAGTCCCTCACGCTCACGGTTAGGAAAACGCTCTCTGTCGATGGGTGATACTACCTGACCACCAACCTTTCCTTGTGCCTTCATCTTGTTGTAGTGTGCCTTCGCAGACATTTCGTCTAGTTCAACTTCCTCGTTCTTCATGCCGGGATATTGCTTCATGATGAATGCTGCTGCTTTCTTGATATCGCCCTTGAACTTCTTGAGCATGTTGCGAACGAGAGTGTCACCCTGTTCGCCTAGACGATACCCGTTCTTTTTGAGAATGTCGAAAACCTTCTTGTCATCGCTCTTCTCATAGTCCTTCAACATCTTGCGATATGCTGGGGTGCTTTCATCAATTTTCTCGTTATCCTCTTCACCTTCATATGATGCGAAGAGTCGTTGCCCAGCATACTTGCCCTTGACATCAGGAATACCACGCTCTCGGCGATCACTTGCATCGGCAGCACCTTCGAGTCTCTTCATGATGTTTTCCGCTGCCTTCTTATCGAGGTCATGGAACATACCAATCGGACCACTCTTGGTCTGACGAAGAATCGAATACTTGTTGCTACCCTTCTTCTTCATGATGTACTCAGTCTTTTCACGCTCATCAATCTGCACATCATCCTTGAGATTCATTTCATCCCAACCTTTTAGCCATTGCCTCATTACTTCATTCTTATCTTTACCTTTGGCGAAACCTTTCAATGACACAAGATTTGGATCTTTGATAGGCACTCGCTTTTTGCCCGCCTTGAATGCATTTTTCCCAAGCACCAATGCCTGTCTCAGCAATCTATTATCGAAGTTTGGAGTCACGGATTCATCGAGTTCAACCTCTTCCTTCATGGCATCAACATTGTACTTTGCAATAAAGAAATACTTGCCCTTATCCTTACGGTCAGGGGATCCGACGAAACGATCACCGTCGAACGGGTGCAGATCAATGACCTGTCCCTTCTTCATAACCTCTTTGGTAACGCCCTTGTTGGTCTGGTTGTATGAAGTGCGAAGTTTGCCCTTCATCCAATCCTTGCTCGTTGGCTTGACATCAAAAAGGCTCTTGAGTTCCTCTGCGACTTCTGTCTCCTCAGTCATGGAGTGGTGAAACTCTGCACCCTTTGTCTTCTTGATAATCTCTGCTACCTTCTTGCGTTCAGTGACATCGTGCTTCTTTGCATCGAATTGGAAAGTTGCAAAGTTTTTGGCACGGTCGAATTCCGACTCTGTGTATCCATCGAGACCTGCAATCTCTGATTCCATTTTTCTGTACACTGCCCTAGCACGGTTGCCAGCGTCATTTAAATCGATAACTACTCTGGTATTTGTTGCTTCGTCAAGTTGCACATCTTCCTTGACGATCTTTAGATCCTTGAGCAAGGTTCCCATGTCGCCCTGTGCGAGAGACACGTTACCATCTCTGTTGAAGAGTTTATACTTCATGCCGCGAGGGTTCTCTGGATTGATGAGAATGATGCGTCCGACCTTAGACCTACCAACGATTCGGTGTGGGCTAGTGACTACGAGTTCGAACGGCTTTGATCCTTTACGAATCGCGTTGTCGAAGAGAACCTCAACACGGTCGCCCTTCTTTAACTTATTGTAAACATCCAGAGCGACCTTTTTATCAATGCTCTTTAGTTCCTCGTTCATCCTCGGGTTCAGAGGATGCCAGAACGGGTTCGATGCGTTATTGCCGGGAGTTGGTGGGTTGAAATACATTGCTCAGTTTACCTTTTCTGCCTTGACGTTCTTCTTGCCTTTAGTGACCATATCAGCGGTCTTTTTGTTAACCTTAACAGCCTTTGACATATCGCTAACTACTCTGAGGATATCGCCATGCACACGATCAATGCTAGATGCATACGCAGGTTTTCCTGCTCCCATCGTTCCGGCGACGATAACGTGATCCCCATCTTTGTCATGTTCACGACCTCGCTTGATGGCAGACTCTTTTGCCTTTCCGGGCTGTGATCCAAACTCTTCTGCAAGTGTGATCAGGGTATCCATGTCGATGGCTTCATCAACCTGTTCAAAGGATTCATTTGAGATTGTATAATTTTTGATTTTGTTCTTTTTAAGTTCAGCGTCAAGTCGTTTTCTGTCGCCCTTTGGTACTTTGATTTCACCATTTGGTGATATCACACCCATGACGCCAATTTTTCTCATGATCTTACGAGCCTCATAGTTTTCACCAACCTGCTCGACCTCTTCCATCATATCTTTCATCAAACCCTCGATGACTTTTACATCAAGTTTCATGATCTTTGCAATTTCTTTTGCACTTTTGCCATCCTCGATGTGCATAAAGATTTCTTTCATCTTTCCTTCATCGAGTTGTGTGTCCTCCGAGACGGACTCTTGAATGCGATTCATATCCATCATGAAGTAAGTGCCGGGATCTTTCGGATTCGTTGAACCAACATACTTGCCCTTGTATGGGTGGTAAGACAGCGACTCCCCCTTCTTGATGGTGATTTGTTCTCCTCTTGAGGTATATGTACCAATACCAATCGATGCCTTGCCCACTTTCCAATTGCGGCTATCAGGATTGACACCATCAAACGTACTCTTCGTTACTTTTCGCTTGGGAGCAAGACGTAACTTTTCATCGAGTTCTGTCTCATCGGAGATTGACTGCTTCTTGTCCGCTGCTACCTCCATGTTAGTCTTTTTCTCGAACTGACCACCGAATGCTTTGTTGAGTGCCGATCTTGCTTCGATAGCATTGGCAGGGTTCACCATGATCTTACCTGCTTTGGTATAGAACCCAATACCCTTCTTCTTCATGACGGCTTTGATCTTATCGATCTCTGGATACTTGTCTTTTGCACGAACGATCTCATCGACTTGCTCAGTGCCTTCATCAAGCATCTTTGCGTTCTTGTCCATGAACTTATTCATCTCTGCGTCATTCTTGAATGTCATCTTGTAGACTTTATCACGGACTTTCTTCCCACCAGCCTTCTTACCATCCGCATCCTTCTTGAACTCAAGTTCAACAGTCACGGCTTCTTGTACGGGCTTCGGATTCATCCGCTGATTAAGTGGATGCCAGAATGGGTTAGAAGAGTTGTTTCCGGGGGTGGGTGGATTGAAGTACATCAGTTATTCCTTTCTGAAGAGAGTTCAGTACGAATCCATAATAGGTCCGTTTTGATCTCTGCAAGTTGTGTCTGAATCAATGTGCGAAGAGCATCTGCATCATCCATGCGTTCTTCTAACCTGTTTTGATTTCGTTCGAGTGTTTCAAGTCGGTATTCAACCTGTGCGTTGGTTGCGGAAAAGTTCCACACGAAAACAACTAACGTGAGAAGCCAACCGACTAGAGTTGCGATGAACGAGGGTGAAAACCACTTATGCGATGTGTCTGATGATGAAGGCATTAAAAAGATCTCCGTGCTTGAAAGTATGTATGATTTTAAAACACATACATACGGTGTAGAGGTAAAAATGAAACTTAACACCAAACATTCATTAGGTAATCACGTTGTGAATCTATCTGGTAAGCCAGTTGGTCCCCAGAATGTTGTCTCTGAAGAGAGACCTAACCTCTTTGTTGACCTTGATGGTGAGGACGAGGCAACTGATCTCGCCGATCTCCTCATTCGCCAGAACCAGATTGTCAACCGTGCATTGCGTAGGCAGTATCGCTCTCGCGTTGCGAGGAAAGCGATTTAATCACTATCTTTCTTTGAGTCTTTGGCTCTCTGAATACGATCCCTATCATCAGCCTTTGCCTTTGGTAGAAGTTTCCTTGCCAGTGCGTCAAGTTTCGTGGCAGGGACTTTCTTCACACGCTGATCGATCATCTCTCGCTGCTTGAATGGTAGATCCTCATACTTCTTATCCTTAAGAATCTTCTTCTTGAGAATCTGAATCGCCATTCGACGAGCCTTAGCCATCAACTCTTCCTTTGTTTTAACTTTGGTTGCTTTCCTTGCACGGGAACGAGCAGCACGCTTTGCGTTACGCCTCGCTGCTTTGGCGAGGTTTCGTCGTGCTTGCATCGAGATCTCATTCATCTCGTCTTCGTTCTCGCGGGGATCCAGTTTCATCAATACGCTTCCTTGCCATATACGGGTGCAGGCAGATCCTTGTAAGTGAGTTGCTTCTTCTTTTTGGGTCGATCTTCTTCATGCTCGGACTCAACCACTGAATCTAAGTAGTCTGCCATACCATCAAGATTATCAACAGCGATTGCAACTTTATCAGTCCACCACGATGGTAACGAAGCCTCGTTTGGAAGTTTGTTTAACTCTGTTTGCATCTTAACAAGAGCCTTTGCTGCGATGTCAACTTTTCGTTTTGCGGATGCTACGTCAGTATGACCGTCTTCGTTTAATAGTTTTGATTCGAGATGCATATCAGCCTTTCTTCTTTAGCATGGTCAATTTTCGCTTGACCTTAGGTGAGTTCATTTGGGTTTCCACATCCTCAAGAGCATCGACGAACAGTTTCAAGATGCCTTTACCGGGAGTCAACTCTCGGATAAGGAAGTCGCTATCACCACGCTCAAGTCTCGTTGCCAACTCTTTGAGTCGTTTTGAAATGTCTTTTTTAAGAAAGTTCACAGACAGAACCCCATAGCCACTAACGATTACGTTGGGGTTTTCGGGATCACCGATGTTGTCCATCTGAATGTTTCCGTGTTGACCTCTGGCTTCTTCATCGAGTTGTACATCTTCCTCAACGTGAACAACTCCACCCCTCTTTTTCTCAACAGAGATAACCGCACCGGGATTTTTCTTCTTGATGTATTCGATGACATCTGAAAGTTCATGGTGTTCCGCTCCACCAAATTGATCAACAACCTTATTGTCCTTGATCGCCACAACGGTGAAGGGTTCATCCTTTTTCTTGGTTCCTGCTACCGTTTTTTCGACAATTTTGTCTTTGGGTTTATCGTGCGTGTAACCCATAGCCTTGTACTTTAGATGATCCGCCTTTGTATTTGCATCAACCTCTTCACCAGTCTCTGGGTTATACATTTTGTGTGGCTTGAAGGCTTCGCCAATCATGTCCACCAGCATAACATCATACGAGTCCATGAACTCCTTGAACTGTCCTTCACTTGCAAATGTGATATCAAAGAAAGTGGTTCTTGAGCCGGGTGCTTCTTGAGCAGAGACGAACAAATCTTTCTTCTTTGCATCTCGTAGGTCACGGACAACATCTTTTGACTTTCTGTTGATGAATCCGACTCTTGCGACTCGTCCAATCACAAACTTTTCGTCAAGTTGTAAATCTTCATATGCCATTGCATCCTTCTCGGCATCTTTCTTTGACTTGTGGGGTGGACCCTGTGCGATGAACTTTCCAGAGTAGGGGCTGTATACAAACAACTGATAACCCTCACGGGTTTTTTCAATCCTGTGTAAATCCCCCATCGTCTTTGTCTTTTCATCGATGTCCTCACCCATTGCCATCTTGGTGGCAGTGGCGTACATCACCTCTTTTGCGTCCTTACCATAGCGTGATTCAAACTCACCCTTCTTCTTCTTGAGTGTCTTGACGATCTTCTCACGCTTGTCCATCTCAGCGTCAGTCATCTTACGCTCGTCAAGGATGCGGTCAAGGGGATGGTTCATGTGCTGCAATGCACGACGAAAAAAGTTCTTATCCACGGGTGATCTCCAGAATGCGTTGAATTTGTGCCTCGCAGGCGGCTACTCTCTTTGCACCATCCCAGACAATATAGTCCCTCTCTGGACTCTTCTTCAAGTTGTACAGGACTGGCAGAATGAGTTTCTCAAGGGCTTCCATCTTCTCGTTCAGAGATTCGGATGCACCCGAGACTTCGCTGACCTCTACCTCATCGGCGAATGAAAAATCAAAGTCGCCAAAGGTGTCTTCCTTTAACAATGCTTCAAATTCTTTATCGATTTCTGTTCGGTTGAATGCCATGCCTTTATTTAGGCAAATGCTTTGCTCGGAGTTGTTTCTCGTATTTCGTGCCTTTCACGGCTGGCGATTGG